GCCAAGGCAACGTGGTGTATTTGGCTGGTGAAGGCCACCACGGTCTGCGCGGCAGAGTGGCAGCTTGGAAGCACCACCACCAAGCAGGCAAGTTGGCCATGTGGCTGTCCAAAGATGGCTGCGACCTAAACACCCCGACCGGCTACCTCAAAGTGGTTGAGCAAGTCAGGATGCTGAAAGACAGACCAAGCGTGATCGTGGTTGACACCCTGCACAGGTTCTTGGCCGGAGACGAAAACAGTGCCCAAGATGCCAAGACCATGCTGGACGCATGCAACGCGCTCATGATGGAATTCAACTGCTCGGTGATCTTGGTGCACCACACAGGCGTTTCAGACGAAGCCCAGCACAGGGCGCGAGGCTCAAGTGCATGGCGAGGTGCTCTGGACATCGAGATCAGCATCGTGCCAGGCAAGGAAGGCGTACCCATGCAGATTGTGCAGCGCAAGTCCAAAGACGCAGAACTGGCAGAAACCATCCACGTTGAGCTGCAACAAGTGGCCATCCCTGGCTGGCGCGATGAAGACAACCAGCAAGTGACCAGCGCTGTGATCATCCAAACTCAAGCCCCAATCGTGGCCAAAAAAGACAGCAAGATCGACAGCCACCGCAAGACATTTGAGAACGCTTGGTGGTCATCAGGAGCCGAAGAGCGTAATGGTTTACCCTACCTCAGCAGGTCGGCCATGATGGACTATTTGGTTCAAAAACTGGCCATCACCGAGACCTCAGCCAAGCAATACATCAAAGCCAGCGTGCCAGGAAAGCCCATTGCAGACCTCCTGACAGCCCAAATAATCCAGGCTTTTGAGCATGGCTGGGCAGTGGTTGACGAGGTTCAATCCAGCTCAATGCTCATCCGGAAATCATCAACATGACCAAAGTTATTCACAACTTATCCACAATCAGAATGCCGGTAACTGGTAACTGTACCGTAAAAAAACGTAATTGTTACCAGGGGCAAAACAGGGGTTTTCGGTAACTTTCGGTAACCCCCATCTTTAGATGGGGTTACCTGTTACCGACCCATGCAGCCAAATTTGATACCAAAACCAACTCAGACCATCTGAAAAGTTATCCACAGGCAGATCAAGAAAATGACCAACCAACGAGAAACACCAGAATTCGCAAGCTGGGAACATGACACCCTGGCCAAGTTTGCCAAAGACTGCTACACCAGGCTCCAAGATGAGCAGGCCGCAAACGAGCAGCTCAGGAACGATCTCAAAGATGCCATGAAGCTGGCGCGAATTGAAAACATGAAGGACAATGCAGCATGACCACAAAATCACACAAAGCAAAAGCGCCAACCAAGCGAACCAAGCCTGGCAGTGAAGACCGAGCAGTTATCTCTGACATGGTGCTGGAAGGAATGCGCAGCGGTCTGAGCGCCTTCAAAGCATGTCAAGCAGCTGGTGTTCCTCAAAGCACTTTCTCACGGTGGGTTGACGATGATGCTACGCTTGCGGAAAATTACGCACGCGCGAGGGAAGACCTGATCGAACGCATGGCCACAGAGATCATGGAGATCAGCGATCAAGATGTTGGCGTGGCCGTTGATGGCAAAAAAGACTGGGCGGCAGTGCAAAAGCACAGGCTGCAAGTTGACACCCGCAAATGGCTGTTGTCCAAGCTGGCTCCAAAGAAGTTTGGCGACAAGATCGAGGTTTCTGGTGATCCTGCCAATCCCCTGGTGCAAAGAATTGAGCGCGTGGTGGTGAAATCTTGACAACGCTGCAACTCCAAACCCCAGAGTGGGCGCTGCCATTACTGGAGCCAAGCCGATACAAAGGCGCATGGGGTGGCCGAGGATCGGGCAAGTCCCACATGTTTGCCGAGCTCATGATCGAGGCCCACATCATGGATCAGAAGCGCAGAAGCGTCTGCGTGCGCGAGATTCAGAAGTCCCTGAACCAGTCGGTCAAGCGCCTGCTGGAGACCAAGATTCAGGACATGAACGCTGGCGCTTACTTCGAGGTGCAGGATGTGGTCATCAAGTCCAAGAAGGCCGATGGCGCGATCATCTTCCAGGGCATGCAAAACCACACAGCCGACTCGATCAAGTCGCTAGAGGGTTACGACTGCGCCTGGGTTGAGGAAGCCCAAAGCCTGAGCCAGACCAGCCTCGACCTGCTGCGGCCAACCATCCGCAAGCCAGAGTCCGAACTGTGGTTCACGTGGAACCCGCGCCAGCAAAACGACCCTGTCGACTTCCTACTGCGCGGCCCGACACCGCCAAAAGATGCGACCGTCCTCAAAGTCAACTTCACCGACAACCCTTGGTTTCCATCCGTCCTGCGCGATGAAATGGAGTACGACAAGAGGCGCGACCCAGACAAATACCAGCATGTCTGGATGGGCAGTTACCTAACCAACAGCAACACCCGAGTGTTCAAGAACTGGCGCGTCGAGGACTTCGAGGCACCACCAGACGCAATCCACCGGCTCGGTGCAGACTGGGGATTTGCGGTCGACCCGACCACGCTGGTGCGCTGCCACATCATTGGCCGCACGCTCTACATTGACCACGAGGCCTACATGGTCGGCTGCGAGATCGTCAATACTCCCGAGCTGTTCATGCAGGTGCCCGAGGCCGAGAAGTGGCCAATCGTGGCCGACTCAGCCAGGCCTGAGACCATTAGCCACATGAAGCGCAATGGCTTCCCCAAGATCATGACCGCGGTCAAAGGCCCGAAGTCGGTCGAGGAAGGCATCGAGTTCTTGAAGAACTACGACATCGTGGTGCACCCTCGATGCATCCACACAATCGACGAGCTAACGCTGTACAGTTACAAGCAAGACCCACTGACTGGCAAAATCTTGCCGGTGCTGGAAGACAAGAAAAACCACGTGATCGATGCCCTGCGTTACGCTTGCGAAGGCGTGAGACGCTCGGCTGTTGCAAAGCCTGCAATCTTTACTCCATTGCCAAACGTGAAGAAATGGTGAGAAAATCACACAAAATGAGGATTTAACATGGCCCGACTCACAAACGATCAACGCCTTGCGAACCTGCACGACGAAGCTCTCGCGCAATTCGATGATGTGCAAAGCGCACTGCGCGATGAGCGCCTGCAATGCCTCCAAGACCGACGCTTTTACTCTCTGGCAGGCAGCCAATGGGAAGGCCCACTCTGGGATCAGTACGAGAACAAGCCCAAGTTCGAGGTCAACAAGATCATGCTGGCCGTGATCCGAGTGGTCAACGAATATCGAAACAATCGCATCACGGTCGATTTTGTGTCCAAAGATGGCGTGGAGAACGACAAGCTGGCCGAGGTATGCGATGGCCTGTACCGATCAGACGAGCAGGCATCCGTGGCCGATGAAGCCTACGACAACGCCTTTGAGGAAGCGGTCGGTGGTGGCATCGGTGCCTGGCGCTTGCGCACAGTCTACGAAAACGAGGAAGACCCAGAGGACGACCGCCAGCGCATCCGCATCGAGCCAATCTTCGACGCTGACAGCTCGGTGTTCTTTGACTTGCAGGCCAAGCGCCAAGACAAGGCCGATGCTAGATTCTGCTTTGTCGTCACATCGATGACGCAACAGGCCTACAAAGACACATGGGGTGATGACCCAGCAAGCTGGCCAAAGATCATCCACCAGTACGAATTCGACTGGTGCACACCCGATGTGGTCTATGTTGCCGAGTACTTCAAGGTCGAGGAAAAGACCGAAACCATCCGCATCTTCCAGACCATCACAGGAGAAGAAGAACGCTACACCCAGATGGACTTTGCCAACGATGAAACGCTGGAAGAAACTCTGGCAGCCGTTGGCACAGTCGAGGTGCGCCAGCGCAAGATCAAGACCAAGCGCGTGCACAAATACATCATGTCAGGCGGCAAGGTGCTGGAAGACGCAGGTTACATCGCAGGCAAGTGCATCCCCATCGTGGTCGTCTACGGCAAGCGCTGGTTCGTTGACAACGTCGAGCGATGCATGGGCCATGTGCGCTTGGCCAAAGATGCCCAGCGCCTCAAGAACATGCAGCTGTCCAAGCTGGGCGAGATCAGCGCCTTGTCCTCAGTTGAAAAGCCAATCCTCACGCCTGAGCAAGTCGCTGGCCATCAGGTCATGTGGGCCGAGGACAACCTCAAGGACTATCCGTACCTGCTGATCAATCCGATCACAGACCAGAACGGCAACCAGACAGTCAGCGGCCCAGTGGCTTACACCCGCAGTGCAGCCATCCCACCGGCAATGGCCGCGCTCTTGCAGATCACAGAAACCGACATGCAGGACATCTTGGGCAACCCAGCCGGTGCCGACAAGATGGTGAGCAATATCTCAGGCAAGGCCGTCGAGATGATCCAAGCCAGAGTCGATGGCCAAGCCTTCATCTACATGAGCAACTTTGCCAAGGGCATGAAACGCTGCGGTGAAATCTGGCTGTCAATGGCACGCGACATCTACACCGAAGACAAGCGCAAAATGAAGATCATCGCGGCCACTGGTGAGGCTGGCATGGTTGAACTGATGAAGCCAACCATCGATCAGGAAACTGGCGCAGTCGTCATGGAAAACGACCTGACCAGTGCCACATTTGATGTGATCGCAGATGTTGGCCCATCGAGCAGCACCAAGCGCCAGGCAACTGTCCGCGCCCTGACCGGCATGCTCCAGATCACCCAAGACTCAGAGACCGCGCAGGTGCTGACCGCAATGGCCATGATGAACATGGAAGGCGAAGGCATTGGCGATGCAAACGCCTACTTCCGCAAGAAGCTCCTGCGCATGGGCGTGGTCAAGCCAACCGACATGGAAGCCGAAGAACTCATGGCCGAAATGCAGGGCGCACCACAAGACCCGAATGCCATGTACCTGCAAGCCGCAGCCGAGAATGAAACTGCCAAGGCAGCCAAAGCTCGAGCCGATACCGTCGAAACCGTGGCCAGCGCAGAACTCAAACGCGCTCAAACGCTGGAGACGCTGGGCAAGGTCGACGAGACCGCGCAGAACATGGCGCTCACAAATGCAGAGGCAGTGCAGCAGATTTTGCAAGGCCAGATTGTTCAGCCTGTTGTCAGATAACTGAAAAAGGGCGAGAATGTGATAAACGGCATCCACCCAGCCGTTCTAATGGGTGAGTTTGATGGGGTCAGAAGATGAACACAAAGGCAGTATCAGGAGAAGAAAACCAAGACGGTGACACCATCGTCATTGAGGACGAAGGCCAAAGCACTGAGCAAACCACCGACGAGCAACAATCCGTTGGCGACCAGGGCGAAGACCAGAGCACCGAAGATGACGAAGGCGAACCGGACGAAGTGATCGTCTCCATTGGAGAGGAAGCGCCACCTCCCGAAGAACAGACTCATGCGCCTGAATGGGTACGAGAGCTGCGTAAGACGAACAGAGAATTGCAACGGCAAAACCGTGAACTGCAAGGCAAGCTGCAAAGCACCGCACAGACTGAGACCAAGCCGGTTGTGCTGGGCAAGAAGCCAAGCCTAGAAGATCACGACTATGACGCTGACAAATTCGAGGTAGCACTGGCTGATTGGTTTGAGCGCAAGCGACAAGCCGATGAGTCAAACGCCAAGCAAGAAGCTGAAGTTATGAATCAGCAAAAAGCATGGCAAGCCAAACTGGATGGCTATGGCAAGGCGAAAGCCGAGCTGAGAGTCAAAGATTTTGAAGACGCTGAGGCCGTGGCCCAAGAGTTGTTCAACATCACCCAGCAAGGCGTGGTGCTCCAAGGTGCAGATAATCCTGCGCTCGTCATCTACGCGCTCGGCAAGAACCCGAAGAAGGCAAAAGATCTGTCCGACATCAAAGACCCCGTAAAGTTTGCCTTTGCGGTAGCGAAACTGGAGAAAGAATTGAAAGTTACCAACCGCAGGGCAGCCCCGCCACCCGAGAGAATCGTGTCAGGAACTGGCCGAGTATCTGGGGCGGTGGACTCAACCCTTGAACGGCTACGAGCAGAAGCGGAAAAGACTGGAAACATGACGAAAGTCATCCAGTACAAAGCGCAGAAGCGAGCAGCTTCCAAATGATTTTTTAATTTAGGAGCCCATCATGGCTAATAGTTTCTCAAAAGAAGAGCGCGTCGCGTTCGAAGACATCCTCGAAGGTTTCCAGGACTTGCTGGTTCTGTCTCGTCACGTTTCGGTCTACAACACAGACCAGACGATGATGGCACGTACCAACAACGTGATCTGGCGGCCAATGCCTTACATGGCGCAGTCCATCAACAGCACTCCTGGCACGACCATCGCTGGTTCGTATCAGAACATGACTCAGTTGTCTGTGCCTTCCACCATCGGCTTCAGCAAGACTGTGCCTTGGACAATGACCACCCTCGATCTGCGCGATGCGTTGCAAGAAGGTCGTCTGGGCGAGTCAGCCAAGCAAAAGCTCGCATCCGACATCAACGTGGCGATCATGAACACCGCAGCTGCCCAAGGCACTTTGGTTGTTCCAGTCTCCACCGCTGCCGGTGATTATGATGATGTGGCCTTGTGCGACAGCATCATGAACGAGCAAGGCGTGCCCGACTACGATCGCTTCTTGGGCTTGTCCAGCCGCGATTACAACGGCATTGCAGGCAACTTGTCTCAAGCCAGCCGTTCGTTTGGTAACTCCAAGTCTGATCGTGCATACGAGCGCAGCTTCGTTGGCATGGTCGCAGGCTTTGACACTTACAAGTTTGACTACGCAAACCGCATCGCTGCTGCTGCTGG